TGGCATTTTAGAGCAAAATTTAGCAATTTCGTCTACTTGATTTATCAAAGAGAGTTCTTTAATGTCGTCTCTTAGCTTTTTCCAGAGGTGGAGCCGCTCTTCATTTGGAATTGTGTTCCAGATCATAGTTTTTCTTAGAATGGTAGCCAGCGAACTGTGCTTGTGCTAAATGTTAAAGGTCCGGGAAAATCGTGCATATATAAAATCTCAATTTTAGATTGAGTTAGATTATATTCTGCTTTAAAATGAATTTCAGATGGAGTAACAAAATTTATTTCTATTCCTTCATCATAAAGTGTAGTGAATTCAGGTGGATCAATAGAAATAGTGGGGGCAATTGTGTAGCCAGATCCCGGATTATCAACAACGAAGGTAGCCACTGTTGATCCCGACATTATTGCATGGGCTGCGGCATCGGCACCGACACCTGTAATATAAACATGTGGGATGAATGTATAATAATTTCCCGAACTAGTAAGAGAAATTGATCCAAGTGTGTCAAGAAATAATACAGCATTTCCGGATGCTGTATTAGCTACTGGATCACGATATGCGGCTGCTGTGATATCTAATTGTCCATTCTTTGAAAAATTTGTACCAATTGTATTCCAATCTGGTGCTGCTGAATCAGTTATACTGTATACTATTTGAAAGAACGGTGTTGTATCGAAATCTAAACCAGGTATAGCTGTAAAAGATATCGGGGACGGTGGTAATACCCATGTTAATGGTGCTAATACTTCTCCAGATGCAGACATTTCTGCTAATTCTACATATTCGCCACCTAAATTACCTAAAAATACCTTACGAGAATCAGTACATAGAGCCAATTCTCCCGGTAATAAGATATTAGGATAGATTAGAATATCTACCCCTCCAACACCATTATATCCAATAGGATATAATGCATCGAATTGCGACTGCGTGCCGCGTCGATTCTGAATTCTTGAAACTACTACCGGTGATGTCATTTTGTAAATCCCTTTCTGTGATGTATTTAGCCGAGACCGAACTAGAGAAAACTACTAATAAATTTACAATTATCAAAATGATATTTTTTCATATTACCCGAACTCCCCTGTTTATTACAATGTGGACATTTTATAATTTCTTGTGGTTTCTTCTTACGTCGAAGTTTTATTCTTGTCTCTTCTGAAGGAATAATACCGGATCTTCCTTTGTGTATTAGACGTATCTTTTCTTTTGTTGCGTCTAAACACGGTTTACCCGGCCTACCTTTTCTTGCTTCGGAACTTCTTTCTTTCTGTTCCGGAGTCCTTATCGACCCGGTTCCACCTTCGCCACCATCTGTTCTATTTCGAAGAATACCAGTTCCTAGATCTTTTCTTCCGTACCATCTAATCATTCTTCGTTCAAGTGCGAATGCACCTAGCTCGGTAAGATTAGTTTCAAGAAAGATTATTCTCGATTTATCTTCTGGTAAAGAAATACTGTGCATCTTATTATATGCTCTCCTACCTTTACCTTTCCCTATATAGTAAGGTGTTCCGTCTTTCCGTAAATAAGCATAAACATAAAACATTATTCTTTACCGAATCTATTATAATATTCACACACCTTGTTTGCCCACATAGTTTCATAATGAATAAACTCGTCGCCTTCAATTACAAACTCTTGATATTTAGCCTCTCGAGTTGCAATCATGACAACACCTCGGTTTATGTTTGTGCCAAACATTTCGTTATGAGATAAAGCATATGCACATAGTTGCATGAAGTAATCTTCGATCCACTCACGCTTCTTTTCCTTCAAACTATTCTTAAAATCCATAATAGAAGGTATTCCCTGATGTAATCCAACAAGGTCTGTTGTACCTGCGTATAATTCTTTAGAATATAGAGCCACTTCTGTACCCCATACTTCACTTACATTACATAGACCGTGTTTGATAATCACATCTGCAAGGGCACGTTGCATGAAATTGCCCTTCATAGGCTTGTCTAATATGTAATTTTCGAGATTATTATGCATACCGGTGCCTAATCCGCTGGCTTCTACCGTTATGCGAGTCGCTTCAACCGGGCCGAGTCGTTTTCTCCACTCGTATAAATGGGTTTTATCGGCTGTCTTTTCGAGAATTGTTGTGACGGAGGGGAGTGGTCTGCCTTCTCCAACTATATATCGTCTACCATTTTCGGTAGAGATTCGTTCGAGAGGCTTGTAATCGTAGAGTTTCTGTATTAGCATAGATGAATTGTAACACAAAGAGTATCACGAAGTCAATGTATTACCAACAAACTCTCCACTGAATAGTAGATCCTGTTGCAGGGTTTGTTTGAATTACTATTGTGTAGCCTAATCCAGCAAAATAAGATAAGACAGCATTTAATTGTGTAGAAATAGCCTTATCTGTTGTTGTGCCAGCCCATACCTGCCAATATAGTGCAGGGTTAGTTCCGAACGTATTATTCGCCACATTTACAGTAACTACAGCCGGTACTACCGGTGCTATATATGTTGGAGGATTTAGAACTGCGCCGGTTGCTGACTGAGTATATTGTGTACCGGGAGAAGTTACAGCAATGGATGCTATAGAAGTTCCACTAAGTGTTAATGATGTTGTTGCACCTGTGCCGGGATCGGTAATAACAAGATAAGGTAATATATCTGCATATCCAGCACCTGTATTGTTTATCAACACATTGCTATTAATCACACCAAAAGAATCAGTTAAAACTGTTCCTATAAAGCTGCCACCAATTGGATACGGTAATAAAGGATTTAATGAAGAAACAATTTGTAATGTTGTTATGCTATTCTGATATCCCGAACCAGGATTTAATATAGCAATACCGATAATCTGTCCTGTAATACTTACGGAAGTAATGGCAAATATAGCATTAACATATCCGGGATTAGGTAATACTGCGCGAGTTGCAATAATAGAATCGGCAGTCGTATAACCTGATCCACCGTTAACAATGTTTATACCCATTATCTGACCACTTGCATTAACTAATGGTTCTAATACAGCTAGTGTACCACCTACTGAACTTACTGCTAATGTTGCAGGGACCGGTTGATAACCTAATCCACCATTGATCACATTAATAGATAGAATATTTCCACCATTTGTTGTAACCGTAGCCGTAGCAGTTATGCTAGGAACAGAACCAACCGGCGGAATAAAAACAACACCTGGATAATCTAGATAATATCCTGAACCAACAACATCGACATGTACTGATGATACACCGTTGACGAATGTCATCGGGGTTGTACCATTTATTGTAGTACACATTTGCCCGCCACCGGGCTGACATTGACTAGATGCTGCTAATATCGCTTGTTGAATTGCACAAATTTCTTCCCATACCACAGGAAGATTTGTAGCAAGACCTTCCATCTGGGTAGCTGTAGGGAACCCCGTTAATCCTTCACAAGACATATTATCTTATCCTATCTTTGTGGCTGACTGAGCCATATCGCTAACTTGGGAAGCACTATCTTGTGTTTGTCCTGCTTCACCTTGGCCAGCCTCTGGTGCAACAAGGTTTATAATGTCAGGAGTAACATTGGCAACGATAGGATTATCTTGTAGAAGAACCATTAAACTATCAGGAGTAACCGAATAGCCCGATTGTTGTAATTTATCAGCTAATTTCTGTGTAGAAATTTCTGTGCCACCATTGCCCTTGAACGCAATTAGTAAATTATTAAGATCGGACTCTAGACTTTGGTTATAATCTTCGTCAAGTATTTCTCGTGCTCTCATTATCTAGTTCTATTTAGACGTTTACCTGCAAGATCCATTGCATTATTGCGCTTTGATACTGCTACACCCTCTGCATCAGAATCTTTCTGCATTTGTCCGGATGTCTTGCGACTTCCCTGTACATGAGTAGTGCTTGCTGCATCTTGTGCTGTTCTAGCGGCGCCGCGACGTTGGTTTATTAGTGAACCCACTGTAGCATCCGATACTTCGTCAATTTGGGATTCGCGTAATGCTCTCGCCTTAGCAACTAGTCTGGACATTTCCATAACCTTCTTCTGCAAGATGGATTCCATTTTCTTAGAACGACCTAATGCTTCTTCGCCGCCGAATTCATCGCCTTCTTCGCCTTCTGCGCCCAATTCAGCACCGATGTTGTCTAAGTCATTTTCATCACCCATGCCATCATCAGCAGCCATATCGGCGCCTGTGCCATCATCCATGCCGTCCATTGGTACATCCATATCTGTTTGTGCAGTAACTTGACCTGTTGAAGCCATATTACCTACAGCATCATCAACTTGTTGTTTAGCTGTATAAAGTGAATCCATAACACCTTGTAATGCACCATAAATTTGTGTCTGGAATGCTGAAGCAGATTCCATACCGTATGTTTCGCGCATTTGATCTGTTACAGGTGGTAGATCTTCGTTTTGTAAACGACCAATCTTTTCAACCATTTCTTGTAGCTCTTGAGCAAAGCCCTTAGCTGCCATCATAACTTCGGCCTGGCTTACTTCTGTTTCTAGAAGGCGGCGTAAGTTCTTTACTAAATTTTTATGTTCTCTCATTTTCTTTCCTTCTGTATGTACAATACCTTGAGCTCTTTTCTTTGCCTGAGCTTTCCACGGATCTTTTTCTTCTTCATCATGTGGAACTAACTCTAAATCTGGATTATCTAATACTTTTGCAGCCTGTTGACCTGCTTGTGTGCTCGGTTCAGAAGCTGCATGGCCTCCGTGAGCCGAGGCACGTTTTCCGACAGTACCCCACTTATCACTTTCCATCATTGCAGAACCAGCATCAGATAAGACAGGATCTGCACGAAGTTTAGACAATGCACCGGCATATACTCTTTGTTCTACTTCATCGTCTGGCAGGAAACGATATTCACTAGAACGATATCTATTCATTGCATCTTTAATAGAATCTGTAAAGTTACCACTCAACTTAAATTCTTTAACAACTCTGTCGATCATAGCGCCGATAACAGATTCTTCATCTGGCGAACGTTCGGGAATACCCATATGGAATATACCATGTTCTCTAAGGTTTCTAATACCTTCAAGCACTAATAATCTCTTCGAAATCTCCGAAGAATCTCTTGCATCATCGCCCTTAACCTTTAAGCCAGTTATTTCTTCTTCAATCTGTTCCATGATAGCAACTAAGTCTTTATCACTAACATCTTCAGAGATCTTAAAACCGTAATTAGTTTCGAGGTGCTGATTTATCCTTCTGAATGTGGCATCTGGTGATTTACCAATATCGTTTAAAAGCATATAAATCGTTCCTGTTAAGTTTTATTTCTAGTATTTATCATTATACTTACTATTTTATTCGTTTGAAAATAGAGATACTATCTCTAGCTTTCTTAGCGAGAATTTCAGCTACTTGAAATTTGTCTTCCAATATTGCCATACGTTCTATATCGTGTTTCTTCTGAGCACCTTTCAAACAATTCAGATAATGAATCATATCGGTGTGATATTTAGTAAATTGCTCTTCTAGTGCCATTACTTTCCTAATAGCTGCCTGTTCGCCTGTATTATATCTTTGAGCTACAATTACAGCAATATCAAATATTGATATATTTTCGTATATTGTTTTTTTATTCGATACTATATTATAAAGACCTTCAGTATTCTTTTCTATGAATGTATTGCCGATTAAGGTGGTCTTTTTAGACATACGTATAGGATATCCTTTGCTGATAGCAAGTTGGGCACCACGATCGGTAGCCTTATCTAACTTTTCAAGTAAGGATGATCTACTCATGCTATCTCTTAAATCCGTTATTTGTTCTACTAGCTGTTTTCTTTCCACGCACTGCAAGATTTGCAGATAATTCACCCGATGCCTGTGAAGGCTTTGTATCACCTACAACTGTTTTAGCCACTTTCGGAGTATATTCTTTTTTAAGCTCTTCATCAGTAGGTTGACGGCGCTTTACACCACCCATAGGCATTGGCGCAACTGCAATACCGCCTGCACACGATGCTCCACCACTACCATCTTCTACAATACCAGCAAGCTGTTTCATTCTTGTTAGTTCTTTATCTTCGGCTACAGGTTTTCCAGATTGATCAACAGATGGTTTCATCCATTCCATTTTGCCTGTCTGCGGATTCTTAACTTGAACACCACGTGGATCAGCTGCTGGTTTTACAGGTGTTGGTGCAGTTGCAGCTGGTTGGCTTTGTTGTCCTGGCGGGTTGGCAGGTGTTGTACCTGGCTTAATAGGTGTGCCGGGCGCTGCTGGCGGTTCGCCGCCTGGACCTGTAGGCGACAAAGGTTTTCCAGATGGTGGTACAATATCGGCACTCGCTTCATCTAAAGCACAATAGTCTTTGAATGACATTTCCGAAATCATTGCTCTTGCTTCTGTAACATCAATATTATTCTCTTTGATGAGTTTTTCAACTGCATCACCGTGTATAAGTGAATTTATAATTCTATCATTTCTAATCATATCGAATCCATCCTCGAAAATGCAACATTCTTTCCCCAGCCACTAGGGCTACCTGTTACTGTAGTAATTCTAACGCCGGTGGGAATAATAACACCGTTTAAATCATCCACTAATAAACCAACTGGACCAGGTGTACCATAGGGAGTAAAATTATAAAACTGCACTCCTCTTTCTACGGCAAATTTCCATACAAACCCCTCACCCGACAATTCTGGTGTATAATCAGCTAGTTGTATCACCGCTGCTGGATCCGATAATACAACCGGCATCGCTCGCAACCCAATACTCATTAAAAACACTTCGAAATTCTTCTGACTCTGATCTAAAGGACTACCTGTAACCTGAATATTCACTAATCGAGCTAATTCTTCGGAAGGTGGAGGATTAGGATTAGGGTTAGTAAATGCACCAGGTGAGGATGCGTAGCAAACATAATATTGCAAATCTGCGGTCAAATTTTGCATTGACGTTGCTGCACCGTGAATTCTAATTGGCATTTCTTATCCTTATCTGCTATTTAGCTGGGTTTTATTATAATGTAGAACCAATCTGGTGGAATACAGAGTTATGTATTTCCACTTATATGCTATTTATCTTTACTAATCAAAGCTAACCCAAAAAAGAGCCTCCCGAAGGAGGCTCTTTGACTATACGATAGTGATGTTAATTTACAACTACTGCTGCCGAACCGGACTCTTTCAAACGAACTGAAATTTTTACATCTGGCATATCTTACTCCGTAATTAATATATCACCAGACTCTGTGATTAAATTATTACCTAATTGATCAGTAATATGAGCCTATGGATAGGTAGGTGTCAACAACCAAGGATGCCCTTCTGCTGGGCTAAATGTGCCTGGTGTTTCATATATGTTATAAGGTCGATAACTAGGGCTGCTTGTATCACCACCGGCCTGACGTATTTCTTGAGCGATCTGCTCAAGTTTAATATTACGCTTAATAAGCCTACGAGCTTCTATACTCTGGTCTGGCGATTCATCTGCTTGTTCTTCGATGTAAACATTCCAGCTTGTATATCCTAGCGGCACTGGTGGGGGTGTAGACATTACTGTTCCTTATCATTTACATTATTTATCAAGTTTAGAAATTTATGTCAAAAAAAAGCAGCTCGAAAGCTGCTCTTCTTTCTTTAATACACCAATTAAGTTGTAATAAATGTGACTGGCTGATAGCTGTTTGCAGAGCCAATTGGGGCACCGTTTGGTGTAGCTGTAGAACCTGGTGTAGAACCTACGCCTGTTTCTAGATCGCCGTTAGCTACTGTAGCAACTGGCATTGTACCATCGAACGTTGCAAAATCCATAGCAAATGTCAAGTACGAACCACTAACGTCAACTAGTTGACCAAGTGCTGTATTACCACCTGCTGTTGTAATAATTGCCTTAGCACCAACTACTGCATTACCAGTAGAGATAGAACCAACGTTGTCCGAGAAGTAACCTTCCGAACATCCAACCATTACGTCAACAACTGTTCCTGCTGCACTCAACATAGAAATACCTAATACTGTTGCTTTCAATTCTAATTGCTTCAATGCCTGGACAACTGCGGACTCAACTACGCCGAACGATGTGTCGCCTGCTGAAGTTGTTGTTGTTGCTGTGCTTGTACCAGTTAAGAACATCTGAGCTGCTGGAATAGCTACAAGACTGTGGTTAAATGTAAGCTTGATAAAAGCTACTTGTTTTTCTACCCAGATACCAGAGTATGCTGCGCCATTAATTTTTTGTGTCATTTTAATAACTCCTTATTTTTGATAGGATAATCCTATTCATAAACTTATTTATCATCTGAAGGAAAATATTACAGATATGAAGATTTATTCGTCGACTAACATATTCGCAACTTCTGGAAAAGTTTTGTGTAAATCCAGCTTTCGTCTGATATCGTATTGATTAAAGTATAAGATGAAGTCTTTAATGAGATCTTGCCTATTATCACACGGTTGCATTGCGTATTCTCGTAGTCTCATTATTTGATCTATTTCTTCTAGATAAAACTTAACATTTTTTGATCCCGGAATCTTAATCCGATGATTCTCTACATATTCAACAATCTCATCAAGGTATGGCTGCATTAGCTTCTTATCTAATATTCGTATATCCATACACATCGGCCAACGTAAATAATTAATGCTCAATCCTACCGAATCTCTCGAGTATTTCATTTGTAGATTGATAATTTCAGCCAAGAAATCCTTAAATGTAAATATACTCAGTGCATTAACTGTTGTCATGAATATTACCCTAATACCCGGGAGTTCTGTCATGATATAGTTAAGATTATCTAAGAATTCAGTATAATTTAATCCATGACGTATATATTCGGCATGCTGTCCAGTAGCTTCTAGGCTCGTGAAAATCTTAACTCTCCTAACCTTTCCCTCAATTGCCCTTATCTCTTCTACAAATTTTTCAATCAGTTTTCGTGGAACACCTAGATTCGTGTTTATTGCGAATTCTATATCGGGATTGGGATTGTTCTTTATCCATTCCATAACAGTCCATGTATGCTTCGACAATAATGGTTCGCCGCCTGTAATCCTGAATGTTCTTAGATTGGGGTATAGATCTGGCCACCATTTCCAAAATGCGTCAATATAGGGATTATATTCATTATGACGAATTGGATATTTGTCGACATTTCTTATATATTCTGTATCATGAAGGGAAATTGTATGCAATCTATATGGGCCATTTATTTCAGCATCTTCCATCCATTTAGATGATACTTCAGGGGTACAATACATACAAGCAAAATTGCATGTTGAATCAAATGCCACCTCGAGATATGTTGGATCAATATCTGCTCCGTCGCCGCTTTCGACAACTTTCTGCAGATAAGGTGCTGCCCACGGAGCAGAAGATTTATAGATTCTATCTGACACACGATCTGTACCAAGATTTTCTATTTTCCAACAATAATCACATTCGGGCGACTGTTTACCTTCCATTAAGTCTCTTCTTGCCAACATCTTAATAGGTGAATTATGAATTGCTTTAGGATTGTCCTTTAATTGCTCAACTGAAATCTTATTTCTCTGAACGTGATGGCATGAATGAGTCTCCCCATTATATAATAAAATTGTACTCTGAAGCCATTTGGCTGTACAAAATGTAGGAGATATCTTATTTAATTCTTCCTTGAAGTCTTTTATATTCTTAAAAACGTCTGAGTTTAACATATTATTTCTTAGTTGGCGTATAGTTTAGTTTCAAATCGGGATATTTCAACTGGATTAATAAAATCCAAATTATTAAATTCTGTATCTGTATTATCATCTAAGTTAATGTAGACTACTTCGTAAATATCTTTTACTGTGTATTTATTTGCTGGATTAAATAATAATCCTCGTAGTAATTGAAATACAGTTGACTTAGATTTATCAATTTCTAAGATATGTTCAATGAGGGCATCTTCCGGTACAATACCTAATCTAGAAAGAGATATAAGAGAATGTAGTAATATGTTCAATTTTTGAACTTTTGATATTTCAGCAGTAGTAGGATCCATATTAAATATTAATTCTTTAAATTTATAAAAATACGAAATACACAATTCAGGATCTTTAAAATCGTGTGATGACATTAATATTAAATGCTGGAGAGCATCTATGATACCATTTCGATTATTAGTCTCTATCGATTTATTTAATTCTGATTCTAATATATCAAAATACATTTGTTTCTTGCTCAAAGGTCTATGTGCTTCCGATGAAAGATGCTGTATTGTTAAATCTGTGCATACAGCATACGAACATCCCTGAGAAATAGAAAAGTGTTCGTGTATTCGTTTAACCCATGTTCCTGCTATATTTCGCCTGAACATCCGATTAAGAGATGTACTAAATCTTTTCGATCCATCTATTCTGTTAATACTCGACACGTCTGCATCAACATCAATTTCATTATTTTCTGCTATTAATAATTCATCCGTATCTACCCAACAATAGTATTCAGTATCATTCGGGAACAATAATAAACAATCATTCCTAAAATTAGAAAAATTAACATCAGAATACTCTTTGAAAAGCACAGTCAAATTTGGATACGCTGATTCAAGAGATTTAGTGTACTCATATGATTGTTGATTTCCTGTATTAAGCATTATAACTGATCTTGCCAGTTTACAATGTGTCTCAACAAAACAATCTATATATTCGAAATCATCCTTGAATATATTTAAAATAGTTAGATCAGACTTTAAATCTAGTTTCATAAATTATTCCCAGCGAAGGTAATAGTGTCTCAAATAATTCCGTGAAACTTATATCTTGAATTATAGATAATACATCGTTATAGATTTCACGTGGGCGATCGTGAATGATCCAATTGTTTATGTAATCTTTATGATTCCAATAGTGCAATTTAATTAGTTCTTTCGCTATCGTGGTCCATTCATTTTTTGGACTCCAGTCAAATCTATGTTCAGATAATACGACAGGAGATGATTCGAGCATTAGATTCGCACTTATTTCAAAATTTTCGTATATATTTGCATTCTTAATCAATTGTCTACGACAAGCATCTGTATTTAGAATTTTAACTCCGCCATGTTCATAAGTAATTCCATATTTATTTATAGACCAGAATTTTATTGGTTTATGAATATTGACATATTTAACACAATCTTCTAGAATGTAATTATCTGCTTCAATCATCATGAAGTGATCAGAAGATGTCGAAGCGAATACAAGTTCATATGCATTTTTTATTGATGAGGCATTACTACCGTCAATCAATATTATATCTCTATCTAATACCTGTTGGGCTCGGATGAAATTTTCTTGCCAATTTAGTTCATTAGAATGTAAAAATATAACATCCATGGCAATATTCTTCGGTAAATGTGTCAGCACCTTCGTTTTTAAACAGATTTCTAAACATGTCTATTGATGATCCCAAATTATCTCGTTCGTTGAATCTATAGGCAAGAAACGAGCCAGTTTCGGCGATATGTCCATTCATCTTGACACCGAAATACATAGTTAAAGACACCAGATACGTATGAATACGCCTATGGTGTTCACTTTCCCAATTAATTTTAAATGCAAAATCGAAATTCTTTAGAATATCAATTTTTAATTGCTGATTGTCCATAATATAATTATAACAATATAATTATAAATGTCAATTATTTTCTCTGGCGCCCAAGATTTTGTCTATCTTGTTCTTTAATACGCATAGGAAGCTCTGTACGTTCCTTTAATAGAATTTTTGTGAAGATTTGTTCTATCTCTTTAACTGTTGCTTCTCTAGTAAACATTCTTTTTCCAAAATCCTTTACCTTATCAAACCAACCTTTCTGTTCGGGCTCTGGTGCGTTTAATTCATCACCAAATTCTTCTTCCATATAGGCAAGAATGTCGTCTTTGATACCATTTTTGTTTATATAATCAATAATCTTTATAATCGTCGGGCTAGGACCGGATTCTTCATCTTCATAATCCTCGCTTCCATCATCTCCAATTACTTCATCAAAAATATCTTTTATATCTGTTCTACCAAATCCGGCTTTATTTAATATCTTAGCTATTTCATCTAAATCAGTAGGATACCCTGCTTTTGACCAGGAGGCCTGAAGATCTTCTAATTTAATTGTATGCTTTATCTTAGCAGCATACTTAAGAATTTGTATTGCTTCTCTCCTATCTACCCTACTTTCAGATAAGGCAGTTCCTTTTAATGATGTCCATAGTTCTTTACGCTGAGCAGATGTCATTCCTGTACCAATAAGATTCTTTAACTTCTCAAGATCTGCCCCTTTCTTCTCTGCATCCTCTGGGGCTGGTTCGGTACTAGGTTCCGCGGCAGGTTCTTCTGCAGATGCGCCCGACGGAGCCTGCGATAATAGAGCCGAAAATACTGCCTCTACATCCTTTTCACTTATCTCTATCGGTTTATCAATCATTGCTTCATTGACTGGTTCGCCTGGCTGTGGAGGTTGAGGTTGTTTCTGTGCTGTTCGAGCATCGCGCTTTTTAATCGCACCCGGTGATTGACTTAATTGTCCAGCGACTTTGCCACCTGTGTGTTGTTTAACCTGTTCGGGTGCTGCACCTTTGGCCATTACAGACTGAATTGTGCTATTAATTACTTCTTTATCGTAGTCTGTTTCGCTTCGCAAAAACTGTGATAGATTATCAGTAGTTACTTTTTTCTTATATGCGAGTTGACCAGTTTTAGGATCTGATTGTAATGCTACAATTTGATTATTCTTTAAATATTGAATCCAGGCTTTTGTTAATTCACCTGTATTAGCTGATCCGGGTGTAGGTGCCGGAGTAGGTGCCCCTGGTTTAGGCGTAGGTGCTGGCTTATCTGCACCGGGTTTCGCAGTATGTACCAATCCCGTAGGTGTTCTAGTAATTGTGCCACCTGTACTGGATTTCGATTTGTTTGCACCACTTAAGGTATTACCCATCTGCCCAAATGCGCCTGCGCCGCCAGCTGGCTTTTTCGGGGCTTCATCTAACGGTTGTATATCATCAAAACGCATCTATCAATTAATTGCTATCGCAATCATCCCCTGTTTTGATACGATGTACCATTCGGGTAAAACGATTGGGATCTGCGCCGCGGATACTGGAGACAAAGCGTTTCTTCAAGGCTTCGGCTTCTTCCGGAGAGAATGCTTCGTCAATTGTTTCGAGCAAATTAATAGCAGAGACTATTATATGTTGGGCGCGCGCTTCAATTAGTTCTTCCCTACTTTTTTGAGGTACGTAAGAACTAATTTCTTCTAATATAGATCTGCTTCTTCGATTAATAGACAATTTCGTCTCCAAATTACTTTCTATTATTTATCAGCTTTTACCTTTTCTTGAGAAAAGCCCGGAGACCTAATGCGCTATCTATTGGATTTGCTTTTGAATCCATTCCCACTGTTGATGTAATCTCGCCTGTCTTGGCATCGAGTTTCTCACCAGACCTTACTACGCTGTTTCTCTTTAGCTGATCGTAGATATTCTTAGATGTTGCTGTGATTGCATTATCAGCATCTTCTTCTAAGTCCATAATTCTTAAACTCTTATTATTAAATGATAAGTCTACCTTAGATCCCACACCAGAACTCGAACGTGTTTTCATAAATTGAATTTGATAACGGCCGCCTTCTTTCATTGCTGCGCTTGTAAAAATGCCGATAACATTATCTGCCGTATTAACTTTAGAAATACCGCCTGCAATATGACTTGGATCAAATTCAATCTCTTCATAAGATCCACGATTTAACTGCGAAGCTGATACTGTTACCATATCCAACTCGACTGCTAAGTTACGCAATTCTTCTGTCACGTATTTGTCTTTAACGAACAAGTTTTCTGCTGAAATTTTCTTACTTAATGGCGACATAAGATCTAAGTAATCAACTAGGATTGCACTTACCTTCTTACCCGAATGAATTTCATATTCTTTAATGAATGCTCTGATATCATTTGTTGTGCATCCGTTCGGCATTTGTTTAATACGCAATGAACCTTGACTCTTTTGTTGTGATGCACGAATTTTCATATGCACATCGTCAATATTACGCATAACTTCCCGTGTTTCGTAGTTTGTGTGCATTGCATCGATACGCATAGCACATAACTTCTCACTTAATTCTAATGATAGATAGACCACATTTTGTCCAGCCATTGCCCAATTTACAGCAAGATTCTGCAAGAATAGTGATTTACCTGCACCGGATTGCCCTGCAAAGATAGTAATTTCACCTTTGTTCAATCCACCGAACAACTTTTCGTCAACTGTTTTCCAACCAGTGGATACTTGGCCTTTATTTTCTCGTAATGCTTCTAGTCGCGCTTTTGGATCAGCATAATAATCTAATCCTAAATCCTTGACTAGTGCAATTTCTACCGCTGCCTTAATATCGACCAATACTTCGCCATATCTACCTTGATCTAATCTTCCCGGTGATGCTAAAATTGCATCACGTAATGATTTATATTTACAGAAAAGTTCTATTTCTTTCAAGAACCATTTATCTTCTTTAGATGCCACTTCGGGAATTAATGTAATATCTTTACCAGTTATTGCTTTAATTTGTTCTATCGAAGGTAATGTCGAATATTGACTAAAATGAGATATAATAATACTCATTGTATCTCTATTTTGTTTATTATCGAAAAATATATCTTTTATAATTCCCGAACATCTAACAAATAATTCGTGATTACTCATCATAAATTGAATGAACAATGTTTCTATTTCGGTATCGTAGTTAGGTATCTCACTGTCTATTTCATTACTCATCTTTTTTATCCTTGCGTTTCTTAGATACCGATAAAGATATCTTATTCTTTGTCTCTTCTGATTGATGCTTTCCGGTCATACCAGTGACCTTACGTTTTCCTGTTGCCCACTCGTTCTTTAATCTTGCCGAAATATTGGATGATATTCTATCTTTTTCTTCTTCGGTCTTTTGCTTTTTCTTCTTGCCAGCGTTAGAAATTCCTATCTTATCCTTTCTTTCTTGAGGCATAGGGCCGCGGCCCGGGAACCATCCATCAGCGACATATATCGATAAATCATCTGGTGATATCTTCTTGATATCACCGTTTTGGTTTATATAGATATTTCCTGTTCTCAATTTACCCAGAAGCCATCCTGCTAATAAATAATCGTTCAATAAATGCTTATCCACCTTTATATATTTCTCTCCGTTATTAATGGCTACTTTCCCTAATTGAGAGTTACTCATCTTTTTCTTAGTATCTTCATCCCATCTTAAACCTGATGTTGTTGGTATTTTTGTTTTTAAATTTCGCTCAATCTGTTCTTCGTGGGATAAAGAATTATAATACGTAGTCTGTGCTATTGATAATTTCTGTCTTGTCTCTTGATTTACTAATCTTCCAGCAGCACCCTCTCCCCCGTCTGTTCTATTATTTAAAATTCCAGTGTTTAGATCCTTTCTGCCATACCATCTTATATAAAATCTCTCTAAAGCAAATGCGCCTAATTCAGATAAATGTTCTTCCATAATAACAATATAATCACGATTTGTCGGGGTTGTTGTATAATCGTGTTCGTCATATGCTCGGTTACCACTACCTTTACCTATATAGTAGGGTGTCCCGATCTTCCCGGAGGTGCTATCTTTATTTCTTAGGTATGCGTAAATATAATATATCATTATGTATTTATCATACTTTAGTAGGAACCTTTGATGTTACGATTTCTTTCGTTTTGCTGTATTTTCCAAGTATTTCGTATGTTAAGTTCGCCAGCTACTGCTGAGGAAATTATAGAATGTGTTGTTAATAATCGTCCATATTTTTCTGCTGCTGCGGCAGCATCTTTGATATTTACTTCCCATTTTGGGAAAGCAACAGACCATTCATTTTCTATTGCTATGTCAACTAGATCTCGTCCCTTCTTATCTCTATCGGGACATACGATGATTTCTTTCTGTAATCTATTAACTATATCTACCTTGGATTGACCTATCTCGCCTAATATACTTATCCCATCCACTACCCACGCATCAAGCACACCTTCTGTAACTATTGCATATTTACGTGACCAGCCCTGTTGATGGTCAAGGTTATAGACAAAGTCAGGTGGACATTGTTGGAAGTATTTTGGGATAGATTTGTCAGGCACGTTGTAGCATAGTCTAGCTGTAAATCCTACAATTTTACCCTTATGCTGATAGGGTATAATTAGTCTCTGATTCAAGTTATGCGATGTCATTGGCGACCAGTAAAATTCGCCTAAATTAAACAACTTCCGATCTAACGCATAATTAACCACTTTTAGGAAATCCGGATCGTCTAATCCATTCTCTAACCATTCAGTGATAGGTAGTGAATCATCTGGCAACTCCATAGGATGCCATTTTAGGAATAAGTTCTTAAACTTAGTTTCCTTATCCTCTTTTTCTTCACCTTCTCTGATAGATTGAATTTGATTCTTTTGTTTGAATATTTCAAATTCTAACTGTTCTATAAACTTTTCATCAATATGAAGATGACCTAGGAAGAACTTAAGGGATTTAGATAATGGCTGGCCTTCAGTATAACCAGCAGAGAATCCACAGTTAAAGCAATTCATTGCGATAGATTGCGGATTAAATTGTATGCCGAAACGATTGCGTGTGTCTTTGCCGTGACCTTGCGTATGGCAAAGTGGACAATGACGCTTATTCCATCCTTTAGGAGCCTGCTTTAGTGGACCTATGTTGGCAAGAATTGCGTCTTTCAAGACATCTATGATAATCATTCAGTAATTATAGCATATGCTATAACGAAAGTCAATTATGTTCTAACAATTAGTTTTGAAAACTTGCCCGGATCTAATACAGCGGTAGAGGGAAAATATCTAAATTTGAGCCAGAGAAAATTCGCTGAAAATGTCCACGCCTGTGTACCTGTATATCCTGTGAATTCAATATCCTGAGACATAGATGATGGATAAATCTTAAACCAACGTAAATCATTAAGATATGCATCTGGTGTTTCTTCTAGTGTTCCCCAAGTTTCTAATACACCTGTAAAGTTTTCTGTGTATGTAGAGAATGATTGGACCGATTCTTTATGGTTAAGTATTCTGCCACCAGCAATTCGCTGAGTATAGAAACACGGACGTGGTGCGCCCATAACTGGAGATAAAATATCTGGCGTCCAATCTTTCGGCAACAATGTAATGCTAGGCAATGGTGCCTTGAACGCTTGTTCGGTAATCTCTATTTCCATAGAAATATTATCGTTCATATCGCTGTATAACGGTTTCTCAATATAGTATCCAGGAATATTTGAAACAAATTCTTCCGTCCTAATAAGAACCATTTGATATAGTCCCGGAGCAACATCTACAATGTCTCCACTGTCGAGTTCTAATGTAATGAGACCTTTAGCTGGACCTAATCTACATAGTTTTTCTAATGCAACTGTATTATTCATTACATCAATAATTCTGGCATATACCTGTTGAGTGCAGGCAATATCAACTGGCACCCTATCAGGGCCTAGTGCTCTGAATATAATACGATTGTCAATTCCTTTATGTGCCAGTATAGGATTTTTGTTCATAGGCCCATTATCCCGAAGAGGGCAGAAGATATCATCGACTGCGAGTAATTGTCTAACGTGATCATATAAAAATACCTTGTGAAAAGTTATATCCATTATTTATTTACCGATTTACAATTGTTAAAATGCCATCGTTCCATGCCGCCGGGGCGGCCAATCTTAGAACAATGAGGGCAAACCACATCCGGCTTTTGTAATTTAGAAAGACTTAATTTAACACGAGTTTCATCAGAATGTAAATGTGGTTTTCCCATCTTGGCATTGCTCTGTCTGAGCCTTGTTTCATCGGATATCTTTCTACCGATATTAGGATTAAAAATAGCAAACGAGTCTTTTATTTTTTGTTTATGCTCTTCAGTTAATGGAATACCGCGTTTTGCTATTCTTGATGCTTCTTTAATGATCGCATATTCATCCGCATTGAATATTTGTTCACCATTTTTTCTAAAACATAGTCCTGATAATGCGTATAACATCTTTCTCTTTGTCTGGCCAATAAACATTTGAGAAAGTAGTTGATGTGCTAAAAAATGTTCTCTGGCTGTCAATACAACTAGATTACTTTTATCTAATTTCTGAGTATTATCGTTACAGATACATTTAGGTAAAATATGATGTTTTTCGATATAGCCATCTACCAACTCTCGCGAGACTGCCGAACCACATAGAGTAATGTAATCAATTGCTGGTTGATTCTTTAACGAGAGTTCCCAGATAATGTCGAGATAGTTAGTCATTTTGTATATTTATCAAGAAGAACATCAAAAAAAGTTTCACCCCTTTCTAAAACATATAAATAACTCGTATGATAAATCTTGAAGAAGTTAAAGAAAAATTCCCATTCCTAACCGGACTACGATGCCAGGTGCACGAATATATCGGCATCATTCAAAATTCTGATGACAAAATTATAAGCTTCTACGATTATGAAGCCTTACGTTCGCCCGAAGAGAAAATATTATTTCTTGAACTAGGCGAGATATGGTGGTGGGAAAGTAATAGACTATTACCTATCAACATATTCTTACAAGGTCAAATGCTACCGTTTAGATATTGTATGAAAACTGTCGTAAACAAAGACATCGACATTATGTTTGGTTCATTAACCAGTCTAAACAACATAATGAAAAAGCGCATCAAGAAGCGCCAAATACAACTAATTCGAAGAGCTGATTAGTCCTTAGACATTTTCTCTATCATCAGATTTAGATTTACAATAATAGCCAGAGAATAGGCAATTCCGTGCGCTCTTTTGAACTGATAACTAGTGTCACCAGCATGTTTTACCCACACATCTTTTCTAATATCTTCCCAACTACTTTGTTGTAGATGAGCCTTTGATGGACGAATAATAGCAAGTATCATTGCTAAATCTTCAACTGATTGTGGTTTATACTTTTGTAATAGATAACCATATCCCTTAAGATGGAATAATTTATCAGTAATTTCCTCGAACTCGAAGAAATCCCATGGTGGTTCTTTGTTTAGCAGTTCAAGTAGATGTTCTTCACTGCGAACATTTTCATACATATTGACGTTTAGAAAGTCAATCTTAAAGTATCCATAATCACTTGCAATTCGATGATCAACTGTAGACATATTTGTGATAGGATCGCGTGGAATATTTTGGAAGTAAACACCTGTTGGATGCTTTTCAAACTTATCATCGGCCCTATCAATGCGACCATAGATGCATTCGATACCTTTTAAGATATCTTCTCTACCAAATACGTCTACGTCTACGTCTGTTGTTACTTTTTTCATTTTAACAAAGGAATGTAAGGGCAGTAGACAAGTGATGTATCGAGAGTCGTCTTACCTTTATATCCCACCATTTCGGGTTTATATTCTGTAAATTTTAATTTGAATGCTAAGAAATCTTCATCATTAGCAAAACCGTATTCAATATGTCTATCTATAGGATGCACATCGTCATATGTTACTCTGTAGACATCAGCATTAGTTTCCGACACCCATTCTAAAAACTGAAGCTTTGTTATGTTCCATTTATATAATTGGATTTCTCTCATAACCCTGATTGCTCCAATAGCGTTCTAATATATTCCACATCATCTTCAGACTTCTTAAATATTTTCATCCAATATGCTGCATCGATGATGCCGGCAATCATCTTGCCATGTTCTTCATTAAATCGACTCATTAATTGTTCACCGCTCGGAGATAGATATAATACCCACGGACTTATTCTACCCGTCCTAATAAGATATGCTCCTTCATTTGTAGATATACTAAAGAAGAAGTCTTTAAAAGGAATATGATTTTTATCGCACCATTCTACTATTTCTGTAATTGAACGATCAGTGGCACTGTCTGACGGTTCTTTCTTTATTACATCAATGATATATGTGTCATAGACAAAGTCTTTTGTCCAGTCTTTTAACTTTACACCGTTCATAATAACAAATTCTATGTATTTGTCAATATATAATGGTTTCAGTGCTGCTAAATGATTTCCGAATTTAGCAAAGTCAATGTAATATGGGCTGTTAATAAACTCATCAATTGATTTAGGCTTCTTGGATTGCATTGTTAGTTCATAGAACTT